CAGGAACAGGAGGGTCAGTAATATCAACTTCTTCGCTTTCAGGAAATCCAGTAGTATTACGGAAGTGATTAATTTCTTCAGGAGTAGGTTTGTATACACGCGTTTTTACTCCTTCTACCCATAGCCTTGCTAATTCTCCTGCATCGTCACTAGATAGAGGTCTTAACTTAAATTTAGGAAAATTCTCTACCTCTCCATGATTGAATAGGACTATGGGTCTAACTATACGACAATTAACAATATCCTCTAACTGAACACGTCTTCTTTCAATATGCTTAAATGCTATATCTTTGATTTGAGTTTTAGCCATAGCTAAACTACCACCTGTAGACTCACTGCCAGTAAACCCAGATAAATCAGGTAGCAATATTGCTCTACCTATCATTAGATTGAATAGATTTATTGCATCGTGATATGCCTTGCCTTCATGCTTTGCTTCTAAAAAGTCTACATCTACACCCTTGGGAATGACTAAAGTAGTTGAATTCTGTAGCTTTTTTAATATCGTGAATAATTCATCAATCTCCGCTGGAGATATATCAGGGTCATACTTTCCTATTGGCGTTGGGCTAGCTGCCTTCTGAAGGAACATGGCAAAAAACCGAATGATATTGGTCTTCGTAAACCACGCTGTGTGGGCTGATCTCAGATCGGGCCTACCATAGGGATTCTGAAATCTAGGATAATTTATCAGATGAATCATATGGCGATCTGAAAGACTGATATCTGTGCCCTTGGAATTAGTTTGTAAAATCTCTGTTATATTACCTTCTGTATCTGTCTCAATTGTGAATGTACCAGGATGCCGAGTCTTTAATGTAAGTAGTCCTATGGAACCGTCATCACGCTTCTTAAAGATTGGTTCCGTCATAGAGAAACCAAAGTCATAACTCGTTTGTATTTCTTCTAACTTCTCAGTTAAAGGGCTAATTGGATCATCTCTAAGCGCTTTTTCTACATCGGCATTGATTTCTTCCATGTCACTAACTGGGCTAATTATTTCCCAACCATCGCCCAGAATAAGATCTTTCTTTATTTGTAATGCAGCCCACACTTGCTCGTCATTTAGCATTTCTTCATAAATCGTGTAATCGGATCGTATCTTATATACATCGTCCGTATTGAATGGCTTATCAATGGAGCTTGCTACTAGTGCAGATTCTTGGGTAGATTTCTCTAAGAAAGAAATTAATTGTGAAGCATCCCTAGAACCGCCTACGCGGTATACTTTCTTTACCTTTTCTTCTTCCATGAACTACCCTACTTTGATCTTTCCTTTAAGATTACTATAAAGAGATTGAATTTTTCGATTTTTTGTTGTCATTTCAATTGCTATAGCTAGCGCGATTATTAAATCATCATGATACCCGCTCGCAGCTTCTATCTTTTTATTATTATCTATAAGCGTCAAACATTCATCTAAGATCTTTGCATCCCTTACCTTAATGTCACGGTCCTCAATGGCTTCAATAAAAGTATCAATCATTAAAGCTCTGCTTATACGAGTAGACTCCCAACCAAAGCGCCCCTTTTCATCTTTGTACAAACGGAAGCGTTTATCTTTACGTATTTCTTCACTCTCATTTAAATGCAGTAGTACAGCGTGCCCATGATTATTACGTTCCACTGCTACTAGGCATCCTAATCTACCACTATGTGAATATTGATTAGCTAATACTGCAATGCGTTCAGCAAAGTCTGCTGGTTTAATGTGTCCATGTATTGTTGCTACCTGTTCTAAGGTAACGGTATCTATAACTACTACTGCAGAATAATCTTTTCCTATTCCCTCTGCAGGATCGGCGCCTAGTACATAGTAATGATTTTTATCAAAGTCTTTATAGATGCGAGTTATCCCGTCATCTCTTAATGGATCAATACAATCTATCCTTAGTTGAGTAATGATATCTGCATCCATGGCAGAGTCACCGCTTGCTATAAAACAGGTATGCTCATCTTCAGGAAACTCTTGCAGAAAGAATTTGTATTTACCTGGTCCCTTCTCTTTGATCTTAAAGCGACGCCATGCAATCTGACTGTAGGTAAGCTTAATACCGTATTTTATACTGGCTTTTCTTACTAGCTCTATTTCTGCATCTGTTAGTTCAAGCTTGCATGATTTGATTTGATATTCAGCATGGAAGTACCAGGGAAAGAAGAAGGATTCATAGATAGATTCTGGGTCATTCCAAAAAGGAAAGAAATGATTCCCCATGCCATTAGCTGTAGTCTCTAGAGTTACTATTCCATCATGTGGCACTGCATCTATTGTAGCCGCTACCATATCAGGTTCTTTAACAAAGGCATATTCTGATACATGAAGCCAGCTTATAGTATCGCTCCTAGATTCTAGATCACAATAAATACGAGAATTGTTTTCAGGAAAATACATCTCATATTTGGATCCTGTGCCTTCTATCTTTGGCTTTAGACATTCAGGCATATAACGATAACCACGAGTTACGATACGAAAGAGCTTCTTAATAGCATCTTGCTCGTGAGCAAGGATTACAGTCGTTACATGGGGATTCCAGATGGTGTAATCTAATTGCTTCAGTAGCTCATTAGTAGAGACACCCTCTTGTCTAGCCTTAAGGATTTTCTTTCGTTTTGACTTGCTCCTATTGAGCTTTGCTTGGATGAAGTTTTCTTTAAATGGTATTTTCCTACTATTTTTATCAATTATTGAGTAGAGATTATTTAGCCGCCAATTTGCGCTTCTTAAGTTTTTTTCTGCTATTGGACTTAGTATCACGGTTATGCAGTAGCTCCATTAGATCTGAGTGTAGACTAGATTTAACTTCAGCATTCAGATTAACAGTTTGATCTGGTTTTCCTATGAGTCTGTCCATTAAAAAGTTAAGGCGGTTTGTGCAGGCTAGCTCAATACCTTTAGCTATGACGCTTATCACAAATAGATCAATTGCAGGTGTATAGGGATTCTGCGCCTGTTCCTTTAATTCATCCTTTGTCATGTAAATGTATTTGTTTAGAAGTCTATCGCAATTAACCTTAGTAAGAGCACGCATCTCCCTAACGTCTTTGGGTATAGCTACCTTACCCTTACCGAATTTGTTGCCTTTCTTAAAGCGATTGCCTACGCCTGACATAGTTTAATTAAATAATAGATCGGGGATAGGTCAAGGAATGGAAGGAAGAATCTTTTGAATAAAAGCTTTACCAACTAAAATGCTATTACATGAGACGCAAGTTTCGTCATCTAGATCAGCTTTTTCTTCCTCTCCATGACAATAAACAATATAAACCCATCTGCGAGTTAGCTCGTCCCTAAATGTAACCATTTTATTAACTTGTTTATTACACTTAGCACAAATAGGTAATACCATATTATTAAATCCCCAAACGTGCAGGATTCGACACCTGCTCTGGTTCCTCTCCCTAAGGAGTTACGAAACATCCGTTACCAGAAACCGTAAACGCGCATGCCTCAATTACCTTTCGGTCTTCGGTCTACCACGGCCAGTATTTTCTTATTCCTGCGATACTGGATCCCCTTTGGGTGTCCTTCCACGCCGCCGCTCAGGAAACTGTTTTAACCCTTAAATATAACCGCTCTTACAGCACAGTCTTTAGCTTCTAAAAGCTTACGCAGTGCTGCAGTTTTCTCTGGATTACCCGGTATTGCTAAGTCATCAATCGTAAGCGCTAAACTATGAAATGGTTCACTTACTTTTTGTAGATGTTCTGGCAAATGACCAAAGCTAAAAAACTGCATTAAATAGTGTTCTTTCTTTTCTTCTATCATTGTCTTATTCCTCTTTTCTATTTCGCTTTCAAGTATAAATAAATCTGCATGATTCATTGATTTTCCGTCTCTTTCCCATAACCAAAAAGAGAACCTATGTTGATTAAAGTAGGGAGTTTTACACTTTTTACAGACCATTTTGTCATGCGCTACAGCCTCTTGCCCTTTAAAGAATTCAAATTGGGATGACCTAATAATTGATCCTGGTAAAGGATCTATAATTAATGACGCTATCCTATCCCTACACTTAGGATTAGGGCATACAATAATATCTCCTTTTTTAAATCTATTACTCATCTCCTAAACATCCCAGCTATAAACCAATAAAGGTTAATAGGCCAGAGGAAACACATAACTAAAATAACGCTCACTAGATAAGGCGTTGATCCTGGTATATTAAAGACTTTTAAAACCACATTATATTGCTTAGCAATAGAATCCCAATCCCAGATCACATTAGCTAAGCCTATGATGAAGTAGATTAGGAGGAAGGTCATTCCTTTTCGTCTGCTTTAGCATTTTGAGATTCACAACTCCATCCATTCGGATGCCTAAGACGAAGCTTAGCTACATTTGCTTTCAATACTTCGTCTGTCGTGACACTTATTGTTGCCGCTAGATATTCAAGATACCAATGCACATCTCCCATCTCTTTAATTAACTTTTCTTTATCAAGCGGTTTATCGTGGTGTAAAAGCTTTTTAATCTCATCTGCAACTTCTCCAGCTTCTCCAGCAATACCAAGACCTCCGAGGGCTAGCTTTTTCTCTAAAGACTCTTGACCAAAATTAGGGCAATTGCGCATTACTTCTGCTCGATAATTAAAATAACTCATTCTACTTCCTTCTCTTTATTATCAAACTTAAGCTTTTCAAACTCCTTCATATTCTTAGTAGCAAGTTTCTTCCATCTATTAGACTGTCGTTTAAGCTGTCTAATCTCCCTATCTTGAATGTAAATCATAGCCTGATATTCTCCAGGTGTTTCAGTTCCCGTAGTTTTCATATATTTCTCCTCGTTTTAATGTGTCTATCGTCGCTCCAGGTCCATGTAAATAACAAAATTCGAGCATTGTTTTATTGCCATATACAACGTGTCTAGTATTAACAAGCGCATATACAATGTCATTGATACTTTTATTTAACCGCTCTACCTCTAAAACAAACCAACAAAGATCGTCGTACATAGGATCCTCTTTGCTATAGGTTTTCATTCTGTCTTTAATTGTGATTAGTCTGGTTTGGTCTTTGTCGGTCACTTTAAATATCTGCTTTCCATTTTAGGTAAGGCATATAAAATTTCTTTAACTTGAGTTTTGTTTAGGCTGGTCATGTCTTGTAGCATTAAAACAACAAGATCAGTTTTTAATCCGCTTTCTTGTATAGTTCTTAATCCTCTACAAACCTCTTTTAATTGTTCCTTAGTTTCATTCATTCTTAGATCTAGTTTTTTCACTATAGTCCTTCCGTCTGCACGCGTTAAAGTGTATTTATAGTATTATAGTTTATAGGCTTATGCTATACGCAGAGCAAGCGAGGGGTTATGAAAATTTGTTTATCAGAATATATTAAGGGTACTTCATTCAGGTGGAAGGATGCACTGCTATTAAGAGAGTGGGGATTCTCTGCGTTCCCTGGTCCTAAGCATCAATACAATATTATCCTTGTTGCAAAAATATTACAGAAAGTAAAAGTGGATTACCTAAATGATACACCTATTATTATTACGTCCTGGTATCGTCCTAGGGTTTACAACAAACTTATAGGTGGTGGAGCTAAAAGCGAACATATGAAAGGCAAGGGTGTAGATTTTGTCTGTCCTAAAATGAAAGCTGATTTAGTTAGAAATGCAATAATACCTTACCTGAAAGCATTAGGAATTCGTATGGAGAATAGATTTGGTAGCTCGTGGTGTCATTTGGATTTGGGTGAACCCGGAATTACAGGTAGATACTTCACGCCCTAGTTGACAAATATATAGATTTCTTTACTCTCCCACTATGCCCATTGAAATTGTGTTCCACGTGGAACAAATTGTTTCTAAGTTACGGCACCGTTTAGATCGTAGAAGAATGGGTATGTATACACCGCAAAAGTTAATTGATTATGAAACCAATATTAAAGATATTGCTCTGCATGAAATGTTCATGAACAAATGGCTTAGGTTAGAAGGCCCTATTGCAATGACCCTAGAGTTTTATCTATTTAAAGGTAAGTCAGTTAAGCGAGAATTCCCTACAGCCAAACCCGATCTATCTAACTTAGCTAAAGCAATTGAGGACGCACTGAACAACGTCTGCTACAAAGATGATTCACAGATTGTAGAGCTAATTACCCGCAAGCGTTATTCTGAAAATGACCCCTACATCAAGTTATTAATAGAACCTTTTATTCCTTTGTCATAGTGCGTTAAAATAACAGTGTGAATTGCCTATCATGCGGTAAGCCTGTTTCTCTGATCTGTGCTGGAGTTCGTAAAGGAAAACTACACTGGATACTACTCAGTGGTAGATCAAGCACCTATATCCTTTGTAATGACTCAAAATGCACAGAGAAGAATTATCATCGTAGATATATACAAAACCTTTACCATAAGACTGTGAGGGGCTTTCTAGTAAAGAAATACCATAAGATGAAACGAAGAATAGAAGGCAAGGGAATGCCTAGAACAGTGCACCTTTATAAGGGCCTACCTATATGTAGTAAACAGGAATTCTACAAGTTTAGTCTCAATGATCCTAACTTCATTCGTCTATGGGCATCATGGGTCTATATTGGTTATGAATCTCGATTGACCCCTTCAATTAATAGGATCGATCCTAAGCAAGGATATGAGCTAGATAATATGGAATGGCTTACCTGGAGTGAAAACTCTAAACGAGTCACACGTTAGTTAATAAGTTTTAAGTTGTCTTGTTGTTCTTCTTCCTTGAAATAAATATCATCAATTGAATCTATATTGATATGACGCACACCGTTCTTTTCATGTTCAATAATTAAATAGGTGTTTCCAAACTTCTTAAATGCTCCTCTGACAATTCCTTCTATACGGTCTTCTTCAAGTCCTTTTTTAATAAGGCACTTCTTATCATCCCAAGGTGTTTTAATGCACGCCACCATAGTACCAGTATAACTGGAAGGCCCTGACCATTCAGGGCTTCCTAACAATTAGCGTCAAAAATATAATTTAGTCTTGGAATTACAGTGTAACTATATCAGGTAGAAAGTAAAGCCCTACGTTATGTAAGGCTTTTTATAGAGAAAGGTATGATTTGATTAGAGTATAACAAGAAAAGCCGGTCTTGCAACCGGCTTAATATGAACGACTTTCACAGGAGATACTTGAACAGATTTAATTATAAACTTTCTTGTAATCAACATCAAGACTACGTGAGCTATCAATAGCTTTATAGTCTAGGTCCTCTACTGGTTTAGGATCATCTGTTATGAAATGCTTAAGGAACAGCTTACTAGGAATGAAAGAAGTCCAATACCACCCACGATGCCAGGTATCCCATTTATCTACACCTGCTTTTGCTAAGTTTATGTCTTTATCTGAAGCGCCTTCACGGTCCATAAATCTCTCTACTGAACGCGGTAGCTTGTTATTAAGCCAAAGGAATACTTTGCTTACAGCATACATTTTATAAGTTTTTATAGCGGTAATCTTTTCTATACATGGATCATTAAAGGAGCAGAAATAACCTCCTCTAAACCATACACCCTCACCTTGTACCGTTACCCCATGATCTAAATCTACCTTGGCTAACTGTCTTAAAGCAAGAGTATCACTTGGATCACATGACTCAAATATGCTGCACCCAAATAGGACTAATACAAAGCTAATTAATAGAATCTGTTTCATTTTCCCCTCCTTGTTTTATCAATTCTTCACGTCTTTCTCGCATTCTAGCATGCATTTCTTTCGTGCCTTTATTAAATTCAATGCTTTTGACAAAGCCAAGCTTTTGCATATCTTGCATAAACGCTAGAACGTACTTCTTTGTCAGTGCGTCTGCCTTATCACCTTCTATTCTTTTCATGACCATATTGAGTAGTAGAGGCAATCCTAGTTTCAATAGAGGTCCTGCAAAGAGTCCAATAAATCCGCTAAACATTTTTAGTCCTTTTCTCTTTATACCAAGCCCACATAATATAAATACACCACGAAACTATTATAAGAATCCCTAAACTAATTAAGAAGAAAGAACCTAAAATAGTATAATCAAGTATTTCAAGCAATTTAACTTGATGTTCACTCATTCAGATATCTCTCTAGGGATTATGAAGTCATCGTATACACGGATGAATGTTTCTCCCATGCGATATGGGATGTTCTTTTCTAAGAAGCCACATCTAAAGTATTTAATCTTTTCAGGTAGCACTTGAGGATTGATTCTGTACTTTACAAGGTTAGGTCTATCTGCGTCCTTTACACGTTCAAATTCTAGATTACATAGCTTGCCTTTAATGATTTCAACTTCTGATTCAAACTCAAAATAGCTCACTCCTTTAGCAAGCATTATCTGACAAGCATCTGTGCCTTTTCTTTTATTTATATATCCATCACACGTTGTAATGAACGGAAGCGTGAAGTCTTTCTTATCAAATGCAATGAGGTAGAAGTTATGCATCTGCCTTTTCATATCGTAGGACTCAACTTCTAATGTATTACATAGCTCATCATTACGCTCTGGATCATTGGGAGTAATTATAAAGTTAAAATCATCTCCCTGATCCATTTTCTTGCGTGTTCTATTGCAAGAGATAAAGAGTACTGTGTCACCGTTAGACGCTTCAAATTTAAAGTTGTATTGCTTTTTTATCGGTACTACTCCAAGGCCATTAAACTTAGTTTTACCTTCTGTAACAAGGCCCTCGTACTTATAATACCTATCTGTAGTTGCTCTTAGATGTACATCGTCGGATCTAGAAGAACACCCAGTAATGCTGAGAATGGTCATAATTAGCATTACCAGGTGATTTAAATGCTTAGCTACAAGCGCGTACACTATTCCGCTTCTTTATGAATTTTGTCAACTTCTTTGAGTATGATCTGCTCAATTGCTGGGAATACAGCAAGCGCCATGTCATCAAACTTATTCTCTGTAGCTTGTACATATTTTGCTGCACCACGGAAAACAATTTTAACTAACTGTTCTACTGTTTCTTCTGCTAGCTCTAATCCTTCTTCCTTGGCTACTGCCAATACTTCTTTAGTAAGACTCATTAAACCCTCCATTGGTTAGATAGGTAAAGAGTATAGCAATAATTTAAAGAGTGGAAATGTTATTTTCATTACAATGATGACATAAAACAATTGTCTGCGGTGCGCCACCGCCTGCTCGATAGTTTGTCATAAAAACATAGTCTTTACAGTGGTTACATAATTGTGTGCTGCAGTCGTAACAGTAGATAAATCCTTGAGCGACTTTTTTCTGTACTTTAAACTCACCTAAAGAGACTACTTGTTTTCCCATACTTATTCATATCATCGTATTAGGATGTTTCACAGTCGCTTTCTTCTTAACCTTATTTTGTAAAGAAGTACTCGGAGTTTTTACGTTCCGAGTACTAGATTGAGTTAGAGGCTTATTTGTGTTGTGTGTACTTATTGGAGCTTCTCTACTATCTGGAAAAAATGAGTCTGGCAATGTTTTTTCTAATGGCGATGCCCAATAGTAATAGATGGGATCAAAGGCTTTTCTGGTTCTATCTTTGTAGACCTTATGCGTTGCTCTGGTTGTTCCCTCTTGATACTCATCATAGATTTGACCAAAAAAAACTTTTTGTGTTTGTTTAACTTCATAGAGATAACGAGCAACTCCCCAATGAACTGCAGCGCGTTTGAATGAATCTGTAAAACTTGACTTAAGTGGATCAGCACTTCTGTTTATCGGAGCAACGTCTTCTTTCGTTACCCATTCCTTACTTGCTTCTAGGCGCAAGCTAATGCGGCACTTATACCCTGGATGCTCACCTTCTACTTTTATGTATTCATCCTTCCAATTATTAATTCCTATCACTTCATCAAATCTACTCATGACATAACGCGAATCTATATACGGTACAAGGAAGCAAATGATTCTTGCTTTTGATCCTGTAGTAAGTACTGAATGATTTACCTTCCAGCGTAATGCATCTAAGGGAAATGGCTTACGGAGTTTGTCGCTTATTTCTGCGTCGAACATTTTAATAGCCCTTCACGAATAGCTTCTTTATATTGTTGTGAATTATAACCACTGCAGCAATATACAAGTGCCCTGCTTGTAAAATTGTATCTGGTTCGATCTAAAAAATTTTGAGCGGATTTACGACTAAAAAAAGGCCCTGTTATTTGCCCAGCAAGCATATTAATACTAAGGATCATATTTTGTTGTGGTTCTAATATTAACCAATAAGGCGAGTCTGTCGCTTCATTGTCTTCAGAGACTTCTAGTTCTATTTTCATATTCCCCCCGCGTTGCCCGTACATAGTTTATTGTGACGCTAATTACAATTGTTTTTTTGTTGCTTCTTTTTAATTTAGAGTTAGTCTGCCCTCTGACTTGCACATGGGAAGGTAAACCGACTGGGTGTGCAAGGAAACGGGAACCAGGAACGCAAGCCCACACTTGGACACATAGGGAATATTCCTTAAAGCTAAGAGAGAAAAGAATTAGCTGGAATACCTATCTAGTGAGAGTGCGTTGTAAGGTGTTATATACCTTATTTTTATTCACTAGTCGTTAGCCAATATAACAAAAGGCTAGCCCCGGATATCTAACCGTAAGCGACGGAAACATCAAGGGTAATAGTGCAGGTTGTTCCTCTCCTTGGGACACCCTTGCCCGGACTCTCCCATAAACTCTAGAAACATTTAGGGAATTTACTTAAGCTTCAGTGCTTTCAAAGAGCGGTCAATTGATTTGGTTAGTGCTGCTGTGTAGTTTATTTTACCTCCTGTAAAGAATCTGGGGAGATATTGAATAACGCGTAAATCGATCCGGCGTCCTTGGGGCATCCTTAAGTAAGCTATAACGTTCCCTGCAGCATACATCTTAAGCTTATCCCTAGCATTGTTAACAAAGATTAAATATTCACCTGGAGCTAACTTATTTACATCTATTCTGTTTGCTTTGGCAATTTCAGCTAATCCTTTATGTTGGCCTCTTAAATCAGAGTTAGGAAAGTAACGAACAATCTTACCTGTTCTAGGCGGTGTCTCTTGAATCTTTCCAAATTGAGTCTTAAAAAATTGTCTCTGCTTTTCCGGTTTAATCTTGGCTACTACTGTGTTCATGAAATAATCTCCCTTACTGCTTGAGCTACTTCTCTAGGCGATCCTACAAAGGCAGCTACTTTCCCTTCTGTGTCCTCTGGTACTGACATTGAAATCATCTCAGAGGTTCTAGCCTTAACTCTTTTTTTAGGGGGCTTGGTTATTCCTTTGGCTTTATTAAGATGATAATTAACTGAAGTATGAGTACACCCTAATTTATCTGCAATGGCTTGCAAGGTAAATCCTTTTGCTTTTAGATGCTTATGTACTCTTACTACTTCCTCAGTATTAAGCCCTTTAGGTTTAGTATTTCTGGTCATAACTATTCCAATCATCCATCCTTATACCCCGCATTAGTTCAAAGTCTTTTATCACATATAACTAAATTTACAACTAGTATTGCGTGATTTTGTTTAATGGGATAAGTAGGATACTCTCAAGTTGTGGTAGGAAGTTAAGTATGGATAATAATACACCTTTACCTGAAATGCGTCGATCTAAACGCTTAGGTGGACGCTCCTATTATTTGGACTCTATTAGCTCTGCTCCGATAGCTGGCATTCCTTGCTTCTCTCATGATGAAATTAATCTACTCAACAGTAATAATGATTACATTAGTGACTTAGATCTTAAAAGGATCTTTGATTACAAATCAGAAGTAGTTGATAACGCCATTAGCTACATTGAATTGCATATCAATATTCCAGATGATACTAAAAAGAAGGATAAGAATGAGCTCAAACTTCATTACCAGAAAGAACAGATCAAGAGGATTAAGCAAGAGATTATGAGTAGAGGAATTAAGGTTAAAGATCCAAGGAGAGATAAATGATTAATACAGAATGGCTTAAATCTCTTAGCGACGATGCTTTAAGAACTAGAAAGCACGAGCTTGAAAAGAAAGCAGTGAAAGATTCTTTAACAATGGACGCAACAACGGTTCATTTTCTAAAGAAAGAGCACGCTAAGATTTGTTCAATGTTAGAGAGTAGAAAACGCGCAGATGAACGAAGGTCTTATAAATGAATAAGCATCAAGAAAAGATTAGGCGAGGCGCTGCACTTGATAGATATCCACGCATGAAAAAACAAGGTTGCCCTATTAGCTCAATGCTTGTTGAAGGGTTTGGAGTAGGTTGTAATTTCTGGTATGAGAGGGCTAAGGTCCTTGAGGATGCTTTGGAAAAGTTTTATCTATTTACAACACATAAAGAGAAAGCAGTTGAAGCACTCGCAAAGTATAGGGGAGAAAATGAAACTAGACGCTAAGGTATTTGATATCGCTGCCTATAGAATAAAGGAAAGAATAGGCGTTCGTCTTTCTTGCATTGTCTTAGCTTGTGTTACCTCTGAAAAGAGATATAGAATTTTCTGGGAGGAAATCCATATGGGTTATAATGACGATTACTTAACAATAGCCAGTATGGAAACTGCAGCAAAATATGCTGGGATTGATAAAAATATATTCCGTGAACAGTTACTCCGTGAGCTAGCATACTCTCTTAGGTATCAAGGCTTTAGTAAATGATTCAGATCCTCACAATCATAAATACACTTTTAATTGTCTGGATTGTTTTTATTATCCGATATAATAATAAGGTTATAAATGAAGAAATTAATAGTTTATTAGATCTTTGCAAAATTATGTGTACTGCTATAGAAAAAGTAGCTTATCCAAGTATTACTTTTAACCAACCAGATCTAAAACCAGAGGGGAAAACTAATGGCACTAAATAATGTAATCTTAGAAAGAAAATTAGCATTCACAAGATCGTTAGATTTAATGAATAAAGAACTGAATGAGTTTACCTTGTTCTTCGCTAACTTACCTCCCGTGGTACAAGGCGATGTAGAATGGAATGGAGAAATATTAACACATCTCAATACTCCTCTTAGAGGAAACTCAATAGCCAATAGAAAAGCTGCCCTTGGTTTACTTACTGCGTTAGCTGCAAAGGCAATAACTCAAGGTGAGCAGGACTTGCCTTGATAGTTTGGATAGTAGTAGGAGTATTCTATTTTGCTATCTCCGTGCTAATACTATTACTAGAAGCCGTTGGCAGGCCAGATGGACATAAGGAAACATGGAGAAATTATTTAGATGCACTCGCATGGCCTTTGCGTTTAGTGTGGGGAGTTATTCTATTTGTTATTAGTCCTTGGAGTAAACGATGAAAACAAAACCGGATGATCCTGCCTTTGGTAGCACAGCATTAATACATCAAAACGGTAACGTTATAGGTACTAGTGCAGGTGGAGGATTAACTAAGATAGAATGGTTTACCGGCATGGCAATGCATGCGCTTATATCTACATTAAGTATCGGTAGGGAAGAAAACACTCCTTTTATAGTAGAGGCAGCAAAGAATTATGCTCATGCTCAAATAGAGGAACTAAACAAGGATGATTAATAAAACCTATAAAGTTTTCGATACTCCTAAGCCAGCGAAGTATATGAAAAGTAATGGCTATGGCAGAGTAGCAGGAGATTGTCTGGTCTTAGGCGTCTTTACAAATACTAATCTTTATAAGATAGAGCTAAGCGACAAATATAATAATAAATCTACGCGCTATGTAGCAATGAGTAATGTTGTTTTAGAAGGGGAAGCAGAGTAATGAAGTTTAATGACTTTAGTGTATTGATAATAGCTTATCGCAATACATATTGGTTTTATGAATATGGTCAATCCTCCTCTTTTCAATTAGGAGAATCTAAAGGAATTTCTGAACAATTAATTGCACAATTAGAGGGCTTAACATGAATCTTAGAAACACGTTCTGGTACCACGCTAACGGCTTTCTATTCCTACTTAATATCTTGAGTAAAGTACTTATGGCTATGCTCTACGCGATTGGGTTTATTGTCATGGCACCCTTCGCAGTTCTAGGCTTTGCTATAAATGCTCTAGGACGTGGTTATTCTTGGGATGATACCCATAGGTATAGTGAACTAAGGAAAAGGACTCTCAAGGGTAGGAAGAATCCTTACGAGAAGAAGCACATCACTGATAGGAGAGTGCTTTAATGGAGCTTATAGAATGTGACAGAGATGATGAATGGCTAGTTAGTAAGGCATATGAATACGAATGTAATGCAGTTAGATATAATGAACAAACTTGGTTAGATCTGCATAACGTGTTTTCATTTCAAATAAATCTAGCCTCCTGCATGGCCCAACAACTACACGCAATAAGATTAGGACTAGCGCATGAAGTGTCCTGAGTGCGGTGAGCTACTCCCATATTGTATCTGTTTCTATAAGGAAGAGGACGATGATTGAAGCTATTGTGTTTGAGAAGGCAGCGGATTTAATTAAAGATGAAATATTTTCATGTCATGCTATTGAAAATATTGATGGTTCATATTTTAATGAGCTTGCTTTTTGGATAGATATACACAGTGATACTGGGAACAAATTTGACTTTACTGATGAGATAGAGGACGCAGCAAAATTTGCTAAGTTAGATATAGAGGTCTTCCGCATACAGTTTCTCAAAGAAATGGCTTTGAGTCTCAGAAAGCAAGGGTTTAGTAAATAATTTAACAGTTTCCTGAGCGGCGAAAGTACTCTTAGTCAGAGCTACTGTGTCTCTTTTCAATTCACGTCGTCGCTTGGGGATTCACACTATAACTAAATTTTAGTTGACTACACTTGAGTAATTTGCTATAGTTAATATATAGACAACAAACACAGGAGTTAACAATGAATGAATTTAAATACACACGCGGTACTTGGAAAGTTTCTTATGCAGGAGTAGAAAAGGAAACTCACATATATGAAAAAGAGAATGGAGATATTTTAGCAAGAATAGATCCAATAAAAGATAGTATAGGCACCGAAGAAGAAATTTTAGCTAACATGAATTTAATAGCTGCTGCGCCCGAAATGCTTGAGGCATTATATTATGTATTCCGTCCTGAGCAAGCTTGCATACCATTAACTGTAGATACTTGCAAGAAGGTACAAGCCGCTATAGATAAAGCAGTAGGAAAAACAGAATAAAAAAATGAATACATTTAAAGGTTATTTATGGAAATTATTGCAAGAGGCTAAAAAAAATAAAACTAAAGCTATAGAAAATGATAAGCGTTTAGGCGGTGGTGGAATGAACTATAGCGACGCAGACTTTTATGCGTTACTTACTACTACTGAGCGCAGAGCAACTATAGAGGAAATCAGAGTTGCTTATTTAGAAATGGAAAAGAAATGATAGTAAACTGGTCAAGAACAAGTGAGTTTATCCGTAACGCTAGAATCAAAGCTGGCTATTCCCAGACCGATATCAGCAAGGTCTTAGGGCTTGGGAGTCCTCAATACATATCTAACTTTGAACGCGGTGAGTCTGGATTAAGTTTAGATCACCTAATTAATATCTGCCTTGAGCTTAATCTTAATACAAATAAATTAATCACCACAATGAGCAGAGACTACGCTAGTTCTATCGCTACAAGAGTACTTGAGTTAACCTAGTCCTTATGGACTATCTCTATAACGCCTATGCTAAAAGTGTAATATCTGCAGATGAATTAGAATGCTGTATTGATCTTGGCTTCTATGTCTCCAATGTACAACGGATTAAAATACTCGGTATTAAGAGTGAATGGTCTGATATGTTTAATATTAAATCAGTTGTGAACAACTTCATAAAGAAAAGCGGAAACATAATTCAAATAAAATCTGTGAAATCCCTTGAAGGATACCATGCCGACGTGTATATAAACAAAAACGGAAAGAGTCATAGCTTAGCTAAGCTCGTAAATGGTTGGGTGGAAAACAAACTTGAACAAGGGAAATCAAAAACGTGATCCTACTCTTAAAGCATGCATGCGTGAGATAAAGAAAACACTAAAGAAGCATGATGTTATTGGTTCCGTTATCCTCTCTAATGGATATGGTCAAAATGAATTCAGATACTTCCTTCCTTTTACTACCCGATCTATGATAAACAATCTTAAAGGTAAGAAAAAGAATAAAATGTTAAATGCTATTTTTGGGCATGTTGATATTGCAAAGCACCTGGTTAGGACCTTAACCGAGCTAACCAAAATTGTGAGATTACACTCTAAATTTACTGTAGAAAAGGGAGAGTTTTATTTCAATGAGTAAGTTAATGAATTGTGTATCGGGTACTATTTTTCTTGTCACTGGAGGCTATGCGCTAGCTCAAAATTTAGGGCCTAAAGTTTATATAGTATTCTTTGTATTTGGAGCATTGAATTTCGTAGGAGCATTTAAAAATGAGTAACAAATGGAAAGAGGCCCCTATTGATGATTTAAAAGGAGCGGAACAATTTAAAGTTGGAGATAATATTTATGTTTATGATTTTGAGTTTGTACATGAGAGTAGATACACAATATTAAAATTTGATAGAGTTAAAAATATTTTTGTAGATGAATCAGAAACATCCGTACACTGGAAACAATGCCGTAAGTTGATTAAGATAGAGTCAAGGGAATGGGAGCTTGCTGTTGATATGCAAGGGACAGCATATTTCGCACAGGAGTCTGATAAATCAAGGCCCGATCGTGAAGTAATTAAAGTAAGAGAGGTATTAGACGATGTATAAACAATGCGACAACATATTTTCAGATGAAGACTTACAGAAAGTAATGATAGACAAAGGGAAGCAAATAATTGATGTTACCGCTATAATATTATTACTCAACACAATAGAATCTATCCTGCATAACTCAAGGCTTAATCTACGAGATAAAGCACCTGGTCTTTACGAGCACTTGCTTAAAGACTATACGAGATTGAGGGCTACATTTAGATGACTAAAAAAGTATTAGTAACTGGCAGCGCTGGATTCATTGGAAGTAGTTTAATCCATTACTTGCATGATGTAACTGACTGGAAGCTTAGTGAGTTTGATGTTGACGCAAATGATTATTATAACAAAGCACATCCTGACTTTCACACTAATGAATTAAAGCATTTCAGATATAAAAATTTACCAGTACTTTCTTTGAAATCATTTTTAGTTGAGTCCGCTCTCCTTAGAAATATAAGTAAATATGATTTAATCATTCATTTAGGTGCAAGTGCTGGAGTAGAAAAGTCTTTCAAAAGCCCACATGAAACTATAATAAGAAATTGTAATAGCTTTGTTAGTAATCTTTTTTGGTCTACTAACGGGGAAACAAAGCTCCTCTACGCATCAAGCTCTAGCGTGTATGGTAATAACCCTATCCCATTCAAGGAGACAGATGCTTGCTTAACTCCTAAGTCATTGTACGCTGCAACAAAACTATTCAATGAGAATGCTGCATATGCTTACTCTAGCCAGTATGGAATTCGTACTGTAGGCATGCGTTTCTTCACTGTGTACGGGCCTTGGGGTAGACCAGAAATGGCTTTATTTAAATTCGTGAACCATATCATTAATGGTAAAGAGATCTCTCTGCGCAAGGGAACTGCGAGACAGTTTACCTATATTGATGACCTCTGCTCTATGATCCATCACATGGCAGAGTATGAGTTAGACCCAGTTAATCAAATATTTATTAAAAACAATGCTCAAGTATTTAATATCTGTGACGGTGATAGCATCCCTATTATTAACGCAGTTAGAACTATAGAAGAAATACTTGGCAAGAAAGCTAAGGTAAAAGAAGTTGAAATACCACAATTTGATGTGCCTCGTAGTTATGGCGATAATATGTCTTTTAAGACTTTCTACTCCTATGCTAATACTCCTACTAAATTTTATGACGGTATGAAAAAGTTTATTACCTGGTATAAAGAAAACGACGGAGACTACTGGTATGAGCATGGGAATGATTCGATTTAATGAATAATCTTTTTACAGGACTAAACGGAGGAAAAGAACATTCTATCCAATTAAAGTCTGTCAATAAATGGTATCACGAAAACAACAAGCTTGTAGTAAGCACCAACGGCTACCTTTATTATTTTGATGAGTGCGAACAACCAAGATTTTTGAAAGAATTCGATGCTTACGAAAACCCAATAAAAGAAGGAAAATACATGACTAAATTAAAAGAGTACATCGATAGCCACGCAGACACGTTTTTCACAATGGCTTTCATAATAATAATTGATCACTTTGTTTTACAAGGTGCCTTAAGGCAGAAAATACAATCCTTCTGTGAACGGATGTTTCTGATTCATCTACAAAAATATTTTTAACTCTATCAAATTTTAATATTGTGTATCTACTCTCATGTACAAACTCAAAATCATAAACATAAATATTATCTCCAACTTTAAATTGTTCCGCTCCTTTTAAATCAT